AATAGCATGATTGCTTGGTGCAAGTATTTCGATCTGAGTTGCACCACCGACGGCACGAACTCCAAAGTACGATCCAAGATAATAATCCTGGAATGTTGTGCCGGGGTTGCTGTCATCGAGCAGCGTTGAAAGATCTCCCGCTTGAAAGGACTGGTTAACATAGTTGTCCAAAAACGGAAAGTCAACCAAATCCAGAATAACTCGACCAGCAGGAACTGTAACGATGACATCGAGCAATTGATATCCCTCAACCAGTGGGACATCAGGTATTGTAATCTTCACATTTCCTCCGATCGTAGGAGGGAGAGCGTCATCAGCTGAAACTCCTCCAATGCTTACGGTAATGTCCTTAGCGATAGCTTCATAGTTAGAGAAGTAGAGACTCACATCAGCGTTAAAGATTCCAGAGGTTCCACCACCAAAGACTGGAAGCTTGTAAGTGTGAGTGTTTTTCAGCCAAGACGAGAAAGGCTTATTGTTGAAGACATCATGTTGAGGACTGTCATCATTACCAGGGTTATACCAACCCAATTCGAATGGTTTAAGTGACTTAGTGACGACTAATCCATCTACCGGAGGTTCGGGTCCAACAGGTGGAATGATCGGTCCAATCGCTTCCGTCGCGATTGTCTTAAGGTGCAGTTCGTTCGGTACTGCTACCTCAAAGTCGTCGTCCATACTCACAAAGAGATTCACGTTCACTGGAGCATCAGATGTTCCAGGAGTAGTAAGGCCGTTCACAACGTAAAATGCAAGTGTTCCGTTGCATCCACGAGCGTTCGCGACAAAATTGGTAAACGAATAAGAGGACGGAATTTGGTCAAGTTCTGGTACTTCCAAATAGTCGGTATTTTGTCCCCATCCAATTTTGAATGTGATATCTTGTGATTCTGTAATGTCTAAGAGCATCGAATAATTCGTATTGTACATTTCTGCACACGCATCGTTACAATGATCTGGATCCCACACAACGCGGAGACGACCGCGGTGATAAGCCGAACACACCACCTGAACTCGAACAATTGTTGAACCCTTCCAATACGAAAACGGAAGAGCTACATGTGCTGCTGGAGTAACATAGTAGTGATCACTGATTGGCTCCTTTATCCCATTCACTGGAGAAATGCGAAGGGACGCTAGGTGCGTATCTGTGGGATCGGTGACCTGCCAACTGAACTGATTAACGTAAGACTCACGCATTGCGAGAGGAACTAAAGCCATCTCATCGATAGGTGCGAGTCCAGTCACACGAGGGTCAATTGTCACCTCACGTTTGGCATCAACCGCCAAAGTGACTGCATCGTCTTTTTCGTTCGTTGTTGCGTGACTGGCGTATAAACGCATAGTGCAAATGTCTTCAGCCACTGCGTTAGGACGTGAATATCCAAATAACGCCGCGATCCCCCCCACTGCAGAGGAGATCATTTCTGTTGCTCGCGCATAAGGACCAATAACGGGAGCATTCGCCAAACGTCCGGCCCAATTAGATACCAGATGTGCGGGGAACGAAATTCTTCCGTATTCGTCATTTCCTTGCGGAACAATAGAGTCAGGGACTATACAGGTTGGTGTGTTCAGAGATACCTCAGAAGCATACGCGAAAATAGTAATATCAACGTATTCTCCTTGATCGTTTGCGTTCAGTAGAGGATTAATTTCCTGGAGAACAACCAAACCTAACTTGTCCCATTCGCTATTTGGAATGTCCATGTAGGTCTTTGGAAAGATGAAGGGCAATTCGAGCTCTCCTCCTTCCGATTTGCAAGGATCCAAGTAAACATGGGGTCTTTGCGAAGCTAAGATGATGTCTATAGCACTACCATTGGTCGAGTTGGAGTACTGATCCCCTTCGTGCAGGGGGATGTATGACATTATGGTCCGTCCATAGTAGAACGGGTTTCCATTGATCACAGCTTGCACGTTCAAACTCATCCTCAAATTCTTAAAATGAGCTAAACGATTAATGTTTCTTGGATCTTCGCAGAACTGCTTCCAAGGGTTGAACACCTCATAGAGGGGGGTGCCAACCTGCCAAGCATATGTCGCAATCTTGACGGGTCTCCTAAAATATCCGTCATTCGTGTCCGACGTCTCAGCGTGGGAAGTAGTTCCTTCTGTTGCAGAAGCCATTCCGGCCACCCAGCTACTTTGCTGGTGTGCTAACTGCATTGTTTCAATTCTATCTGTAGTCTTTTGATATGTAAATAAACTAGTAATCCATGTTTGTTTTACGAACATGATGGGGGGATCAGTCCATCAAGCTCAAATATGTACAATATTTACAGGCAAGCCTAAAAACGTCGCTCACAAACTGCACGCGCAACGCTAGTGGTAACCAATACATGTAAATCGAAGTGTTTCATGGGAATTATGCATCCATAAGTTCATCGAGACTTAAAATTTCTGGTTCGTTCCAGAAGGGAGTGGCTTCAACTTCGCCTCTGTAGATCGGGCCGAGAATTTCCCACCATTCATCATAGCTCCTGTCGATGTATTTGACAAGGCTTCTGATCCCCAATTCGGTGGCAACATCGTCGAAGATCTGACGATATTTCTCAAAAGTTTCAACCGGATGCCGAGCCAGTTCTCGGAGGTTGGAGTCCATGGTCTCCGTAAGCACAGTCTCCTCTGAAGCAACGGAGGAGGTGTATGTGCAGAGACTTTTGATAAGGGACTCGACCGCGAGATTTCCAACTCGCATTTCAACTTTGGGATGGTAAAAGAAACCGCGTTTGCAGAACTTAGCCGATCCGGGAGGGACATAGTCCTGAATTTCAGACTTCTTGTCTCCTGCCGTGTAGGCCATGCCGTACTTGTCGCAGAATTCCTTCATAACCCGCATGTTGAAGTGTTTGCTTCGAGACGCCGAGAGAGAGTCATCGCCTTGAAATATGGCACGGATGATTGCCCTAAACATGCTAACTCCCGCAGAATAACGGGGAAAGACGAACTTCCCCTTCTTCTTTAGGTTGTAAAAGCAGCAACGGTGGACAATTGCGTTTCCAATGCCATTGGCGAAGATAGTCGGCCACACTCCGGAGGACATCCAACCATCAATTGCAATGAGAGATCCTCCAAAGAGACGGTAATTCATAACCACCTCTTGGAACATAGCTTCCATCGCTGACAGTTCCTCCACAGAGTAACCAAGTTCTCTGGCGATAATGAGGATGATGTAAAAGACAGCACGCATGAGTTGTCCGCTAAGACGAACATCATACTTACTGAAGTCACCCTCGAGCACACCATCGGGGTTCCACGCGATGATGTGCTGGTAGATCTGGTCCCACTCGCCAGTCGTAGAATTGATACCGACTGCAAGCTCGGTCAACAGAGGAAGACTCTGCATAACCTGAGCAACGGGAGCGATCATTGACTTCTGACAGAAGACATCAGCCATACCACAACTCATGAACAAACGATCCACCTTGAGAGGTGCGTTCGTCTCCGGGCTGTACTCAACTGCTTCGTCTTTCAGAGCAGAACGTAGGACCATTCCATTCGTTCGACCACGACGGTATTGTGCCATCATGTTTTCAAAACGTTCTACGATTTCAGGATGAGCATCAAACCATTTGCTCCCATCCTTCTCATCGTATGAAATGTCCAAATAACGTTCCTTGGCGCCTTTTAAGCCAAATCCCGCTGAAGTCTCTTCCTTAATAGGACCGATGAATCGTTCTCCCTTCTTTCCATTTAACACCTCGGAAAGAGGGAGAAAAGACTTCTTGGAAATACCAAGCTCTCTGATCTCTTCCACAATCGGATCAAGATAATCACGTACAGCCATCTCCATAATATCGAGAGGAATGTCTGTCATCGCTGTGCGACGAATATTCAAGTACGTTGAATGAGTCCGATTTGAGTTGAACCTCGGGGGACCATAGTTCACATTACATCCAGCTTTAGCCAACAAGGGCTTCATGATGGAATCCCTAATCGAAGAGGAGGGAGTGATGCGAGCATGGGGATCATCCCCGAAAAAAGTTGTAAGAGTCTTTCCGTTCTCGGGGCACCAATTAACCGCAGCTTTTTCGGGTGCCTCAGGATTCAGAGTCGCTTTGATCTCGCCATAGGGGCCAAGATTTGGTGACTCCGTCAACGCTGTGGGATAAATGTCAAGCCCTTCAGGCGACATAGAGGCAAATCGCATCTTTTCAACTGCGGCCTCAATCTCAGAGCGGATAGGACAGAAAGTAACTCCTGTATTACCGATGCCACTTCCTGCAGAGTGAAGACCAACAATGGAGTGGGGCTTGTCCCACGAGATTGCAGGAGAGGAACAATTTCCAGCCGCTGAAGGCGAACTTAGCGTATGTTTTGATCCACTCCAAGATCCACACAGTCCCTTGACTGAGTAGACACCATTGTTGTACTTACTATGCGGAAACGTCAAATTGCCGTCCTCGTCCCTAAAGACCATAGAAAACGCACACTTGTGGTTCCTGTGTTCAGGGAAGAAATCAACAACTTGAGGCATCATCGGACCAGAGCTGAGTTTCAGGAGAACATGATCACTTTTCTTACCATTGATGAGAATATCTACATTTTTTACAATATGGGTCGAAAATTGTTCTCCGAGTTGGTCAGCCTTCTTCCAGAAGTAGATTTTGGCTTTTTCAAGGTCCATCTCCTGCATCTTCTCCCAGGAGTGTCCAGCAATAATGCTCAACTGGGATGAAATAAAGAAAACAGAACCAATACTTTTCTGCCAACCACTTTCCATACGGAAGCGCCATACACAAGAAGCCATGCGAGAGAGCGCTTGGGTCTTTGTCATGGTCATAGGACGACCGAAAGGTGCAGCTTTTTGAATCGTCGCGCGATCCCACTCAGAACCTTCCTTGTTCCGAGATTCGATCTCTTCGAGACTCTTGGGCTGCAAATTTCCTTCAGCTTTGATACCTCTATTCTCAAACATGCCCCGCATCGACAAACATACCTTGATGATGACGATAATGGAGCTGAGGTACGCAACACCTCTGAGAATAGGATTCACATCTATATTCGGACGGCAACGTCGCCGAATGTCTTCTGTGACATGTCTAAAAATAGCTCTGGCAATACCAATACTGCCAAGAACAACAGACACTAACAGCCACAGGGTCCAGACGAACAGACCCATTTCAAAAGACCAGGCGAAAGAGAGATAGAAAACTATAGCACTCAACGAAAGGAATCCAATCAAGTACCACAGTGCTCGCATCTCAGTCGTTCCGAACTGAATGTGATTTCCTCCAATAATGAAGGCCAAACCAGTTAACGCAACCAGTCCCAAAAATGCTTCCAATGTTGGAAAGAGGGACGGAAGGTTGAAGCGCAGCACCAGATTTGTAAGCCAATACATTGACTCGTGAAGACCCGAAGTGGCGAGGTGTGATAACATCGCTGCTGATTCGGGTACAACATCCTCTGTGACGTGCTTGCACCAACCAAATGCTTTGGGTGCGAAACACTCGGGACAGTGTTCGGTGATCTTCATTCGTGCAAGATTACCGATGTAACGTGTCTGTCGCGTGTGCTTGATTTGGATTTGGTTTGCGTAGTATTTCAAATATTCCGGAAATGTAATGACGGGACCATCATTCACCCGTTTGCACTGGTGATTAGGACCCGATTCTTCCCAATGGAACAACTGCACTAAGTGCATAGGCGCTAGGATTTCTCCCGCACTACCTTGGACATGTCCTACCTTGGACACATCGATAGCTCCACTGGCTTCGATCGCATATTTCGGATCGACAAATACTTCAGCGTGTTCAAAGCGACGAAGCATTGTAATTGGTCTATTTGAAATCTTGTGCGCTAGTATATTCGGAACGTTGGTGGTAGCAATTGTCAACCGATTACGCCAATAATGTTGAGCTTTCATGGTGAGCTCAGCTTGGCGCGTCATGGCTGGCGTATTATTACCAATCCGAATGATCTGCGCAAGGAAGCTTTGATTTCGTTCAGCTTCCGAAGGCACAATGTTGGCGATGTCATCAGCAACTACAATTTCCGTTGCATTTGTGACTCCATCGTCAAAATTGCTGATTCCTCCAACATAAGTAATTCTAGAATCCGGTACGGTGTGACCAACAACTTGACAATATGTGTTGATCATAATTTGTACAAGACCGGATTTTCCGAGCCCAGAACCACCATAGAGGGATACCATGTATGGCTCCTCTTTGAAGGAATGATTTTTGATGAAATTCCCGATACGCTTCGCCAAGCGCCTTAGGTCAATACAATAGCGAGTATAAATAGTGCGTTCGTGAGCACTCTTCGACTTCGCCAAAGCGTATTCCATGTTTTCAAGAAGTTCATCAACAGTAGCAGCAAATGCTTCGATAGTAACCCCATAAGTTTCTTCAAGGGAATTGTCGAGCATAACCTGTTCCATAGGTATAGCAACTGCAAACTGCTTGTGGAGAGTATTCGGTAAAATCAAATTTCGAATGGATTCTCCATTTTTGATCGCCCTCACTATGTGGACAGAGAAATCGAATATTTCTGCCACACAGTCGCTCAAATTTTTGAAAGAGAGGGTTGCGAGGATCTTGTCTTCCCAGACAGTGAGTATCGCGGACATTTTGCCATCAGTTAGAGCGGATGATGGACGCATTCCGGATACGATCATCAGCATCATTGTGCTAACAATCGCCTTGGTCATAGGTAAAAACCGCATCTGTACGGTAGAGTCCCGTAGACCAGTAAGTACTTTCTCAACATCGATACCAGCGAATGTCGAGCCTTCTGGGATAAGAGTTTCACCATCCTCCGGAGCTTGAGAGATAAACCTGCGAATGGTCGCAATGCAACTAGGACTCACATGTTGTGAAGCCGCTGCAATAACAACACGAGCAATATCGGCGCTCGTAGTGCAGGTGAATAGGGGTCCAAGGAACCCCATCAATTTGATACATGCCGACGCAATCATATCTGTCGGCATATCTTCATGCTCATCGAACCTACAGAGTACACTATCAAATGCATCTGTAAAGGTCTGGTGTAATCCAGTTTTCATTGAATCATACCGAGACCATTCGGACGGTTCGGGATCGGAGGGATCTTCGTGCAACAAAGAATCATGTCCTTCCGGGACTAGTTCTTTGGCAACTTGATCGGCCGCCTCTTTCAGTCTCCTTCCGAGACTTCGTTTACGTTCATTAGAGGCCTTGAGCTTGATTTCCTGATCATGCTCATGGCGCGCTTTATCTTTCTTGCGGCCAGCGACTTTCTTACGGAAGTCAGCTCGTCGACATAGTTTCGAGTCGAAAAAGTCTTGCCCTTGAGGGACAAGACGGTTGAAAGAAAAAATTACAACAAATGTGCCACATGCAACAAATAAAATGAATGGGTAATATAAATACAGTAAAATGAAATCGGTTGGGGCAAATGCCTCCAAACCATACTCGATCATATAATAACATGTAACAACACAAATAACAAGAATAGATAATAAAAATGTATACAAAGAGAAGTCGAGAATCTGTAGCGTCATCTGAGTCTTAAGACCCCTAGTGACGCTCCAAATCCTGACTTCCGGTGAGGGAAGTTGGGAAGGGGAGCGTACCCCATGTCTACTACCTACATACGTAGTTTCAAACATGGTAGATCAGGCCCCCTAGGGCAATTCAAGGTACAATTTTCAATAGGTCGCGTCCATGTTGTCTTTTCCAGTAACAGAGCCATTTCGAGTAGCAACATCTTTTCCAGTAATAGAGCCATTTCGATTTACATCATCATTTCCAAGAACAGAGCCATCTCCAGCTACTTAGGAGCATTATCTTGTTCAAGTTTCAAACGTAAATGGAACATTATCTTATTAAAGTTTCAGTCGCGAAACAAACATTATCATATTAAAGTTTCGAACACAGAGTCCTTACATTAAAAACGTAGGATTCCAAAAATCAGCCTAGAGGCCCCCTGATCAGACATGGTTCTCATGTCATGGGAGTATCAGGGCCCCGTCATAACAGCGTATACGTACTACTGCGTGCCGGGCGGTCGACTGGCGGATAATGTGTACAGACCACAGTCATAAGGCTGCACACATCCGTAAAATTCTTTTAAGCATCACTAGTTTCTATTCACGATCAAAATAATCTAGCGCACACACTTTTACCCGTGTGTGAGGGGGGGGGGGGGTTGTGTTCCTATTTATTCAGCGAGGAGCACAGAAAAAATAGAGGTGAAGAGTCGGAAGTCTTCATCTCAGGGTAGAACAAATTCGCTATAGGCAGAGACGATCTGCCGGGGGTGGTCCAGTGCATATTATTCAGCGTACACTAGGACCATAACGCTATAAACAAACATCGGTTTTAAACAGCAACAACTATTCCAAGAACATAACCTGGGACTTATCTGTAAGTCTAAAGGATAGTATGGGAGTGGAATTAACTCACTCTAAAAGTCATAGATGGATACTCGAATTTCGCATTCGAGTTATCGCATCAATGGCTAAACATAAATCCAACAGGAATGAAAAAGTTCAAGTAAAAACTGATTGTGCATTATCGTTCGTCAACTAACACACAAAAAACTATTTAAAGATCAAAGTAAG